TTGCTGAGAAAGAATACACTGAGCAGATTATACATATTGGCAATCATTATGAACTAGTAAAGCAAATGATGCCGGATAGTATTCCTAGAATGGCGATGTTTTTAGCAGTAATACGCCCTGCTAAACGCTATCTAGCAAATAGAACGTGGAAGGAAATAGGACAAGAAGTTTGGACAGTACCAAATGATTCTAATGCGTATTATTTTAAGAAAAGCCACTCTGTGGGTTATGCACATTTAGTGGTTGTGCATATGAACTTGTTACGTTAAACTTGTACTACGTTATTGAATTCTACTTCAGGCTCAACGTCAAAGAAGTCAAATAAGTTTTTAATACTCTTACTGAGATAGTTGATTAAAGATGCAAATGCCGCTTTGAGTTTTTCCCAAACGCCTTTAAAAAAGTCAGCAATTGTTCCCTCGTTTAATGATTCATTTTGGCTTAGTTCTTTGGCGTCTTGATGCATTTTATCTATTATTAGTCCAACTACAGACCAATAACGATAAGCACCGGTCTTTCCTTCTGCTTTAGTTTTTACTGATGTAGTTTTAAAACGTACAGAAACCTTCATTTGCTCTGCAATACTTCTCACATATGTTTTATTAGTAACCGGATGTAATGAATTTTTCTTGCCATCAAAATCTGTCACAAGAAAATGTGTGCATGTTCCTAATCCCCCGCCAAATTTGACTTGACCAGACATTGCTTCAAAAGCAAACGCATCTCTAAATTTTGTATTTTCTGCAAAAATATTAACTAATTCACCCATTAGTTCTTTATGTGCTTGATTTGCTTTATTAACAACTTCATCTGATTTATCTTTAATTACTTTTGCTAACTGGCCACTGGCAACCGATGCCGGCGCTAGATCTTCAAACATATTGGTTAATTTTTTAACTAATTTCGATTGCATGTTACCTTTGGTTTTATCCATTGCGGCGTAGAATGTTGCAACTGATTCATTCTTACCACCGGACATTAACTGAGCAGCTCCTCCAGTTTTTAAACTAATTTTTGCGCCGCCTATAATAAAATCTGTTTTGGGCGTTTTGGTTGAGGATGGAACATTTCCGTCCCAGTATTTAGACCAGATAGGGGTCACATCTAATTGGTCTGCTCCAAGTACTTCTCCCTTACCTTTTATACCTTTTTGAACTAGAAATTTTGCGACGTTTTTTCCTGCTTTTGGGTCAATACCAAAAGTATCTCCGGCCGGCATTGTCTTATTTACGGCCGAAACAATAACCTCTTCCATCGCTTCGCCACGGGATCTGCCTGCTTTTTTTGGCGCAACTGGTCCTTTTTCTGTCAAATTAAATTCATTAAAACGCATAACTATATTTATGTTTTATTGCTTATGAATCTCTTCGTAGATTATAGGGAAAAGTTCTCTGTAATCTGTTCCACGTCTGCGATCTAGTTCAGTAAGATAACGATGTAATTCTTGTTGTTGAAACTTGTCAGGGGTTTCGTTTTCTATAGATTTTTTAATACCTTCAAAGTATGTGTGTGCTTTACCAATAGACCCGTTTGCTGATTCTATGCCGGCTATTTTGCTTAACTTATCTAGCGATTCATTGTAACCCCAATCTAGTATCTTGGATCCAAATATTCTAGGATGCATAAAATCTTTACCACTCACTTGCATTAAACTAATGTTAACACCCCAGGGTCTGCCTGCCGCCACTGTTAAATCAGTCCATTCTTGGTATTTGTCTATTAATTCAGGCATAGTAAAAGTAGATATGTTGGACCAACATATGTTAATGCTTCCCATTATTTTCTTACTTTTTATATTGGATATATATTTAAAATTTTTGTCAAACAGAGAAGTGTCGAGCCCAAACCTTACATATTCTGCTTGCTCGTTCCAGCAGTCAATACTACCAACAATACTTACTTCATATATTTTGCCATTCTCTGCTAACCCAACTAATCTGTCTATTTTTTCTTGTGCTTTGTCTGTTGACAAGTTACTAAAAAAATGTAGACGTAAGTTTTTAAACTTGTCACCGCTATTTTCAATCAAATCTAGTAGCCTGTCAGATTGTGGCTGAATAAAAGGTTCCCCACCTAAAATATACAAACTTCTAAGATATTGTCCTTTTTCTTCCAAGTACTCAAATACTTTGTCCAAATATTTTAATTCTTGGAAGTTCTCTTTGCCTGGCAAATCTGATGGTACCATAAATTGATGGATATCGCCGTATTTTTTATTTTCAGACTCCCATGTACTACTAAAGTGAGAACCACAGTAAGTGCATGATAGTTGGCAAAGGTTACTAAAATATATTTCAAGTTGTGTAGGAGTAACATGAACAGCATTTGGATCTTTTAATAATTCTACAGGTGATGAAGGTGCATACTCAAGTTCGTCATGTAACAATCTGTCACTCATGCCACCCGCTTGTTCAATAACTCTACAATGCTCACAGCCAAGTTCTGGCCATTCGTTTCGTAACATTTGTAATCTTGCGTGTACTTTTTGGTGAGTATTATGGAAATCAAAATCCTCTGTGATTGGATTATGATCACACCTGTGGCAACTAGCAGTAGTGTTTGTCGTTAGAAAAACAGTACTAAGAGACCATTTTAATCTGCATTGTAGGTCAGATTGTTTTTCATTGATAATATTATTTTTGTGTACTTTTATAGTAGACATATTATTTTACTTTTTGTACTAATTGAATGTTTCTGCGTTTTGTTCTTCGCTGGGCTAGTTCGTTCATACTAACGTAAGGTCCGTGAACTATTTCTACATCTTTAGCCATGAATGTTTTAATGTATGGTTTGAAAGGAGCAAACTCTTTCTTTAGAAAAATATTGATTGGAAATAGCCTATTGGATTCCCACCACCAAACATCTCCTAATTCTAAGAATTTTTGTTTAATTTCCAAATTTGGAAGCAAATCGTAATCGTATATACTAACAATGTTAGCATCTTTGTTTAAGATAATTCCAACAAACTCTTTGTCAGCATACTTAATATAACTTATAAATGGATATTTTTCTGTTAGTTCTTGATAAATGTTAGTCATACGATTTTAATAAATATAGTAAAGGATTTTAATAAAATGCTAGTTACTACAGTCTATTTATATGACCAAATTGTTAACTTAAAAATTAAGGTTGACACTGACAAACAACACTGGGGGTATGAGATGTACAATCATCCGATTAAACTATACAAGGGTATTGATAATACGATACAAATACAAATTAAAAATGATAACCAAAAAACATTAACTATTACAGACAAGACAGTTACTTTTAATGTTTTAAATTCGTCCGATGGAACAAGCGTTTTATTAAGTAAAACAGCAACTATAGTTGACGGAATTAACGGAAAAGTTAAGGTTGTTGTTACCGAAGGTGATTTATTAAACTTAGATAGTCAGTATCTAAACTACTCAGTGAAGGTTGTAGATGGAGAAAATAATCAAATGATTGGTTATGTAGATGGCGCGTATGATGTTATTGGCCAATTACAAATTTTAGATGGTGTATTTCCAGATGTGAAGGATAGTTTGGCATTAAACCTAGCAGACTTCACAGCAAGTGGAGGAACATATACTAGTAATCCGTTAGTAGCAGAATCAAAACTAAACCAAAATTCAGGATTACATACTGCCGCATTTTATGTAAATGGATATAGCGGCGACATCGTTGTACAGGCTACTCTAAGCGATAATGTTGCTCCAGCACCAACCGACTACTTTGACATTAAAACTGTGACATTGGCCAGTAAAACCGGCATTTCTTATACAAACTGGAACGGTGTATATAACAGAGTTCGATTTGTACACACTCCTACAGCAGGAAGTATGGAAAAAATTCTATACCGTTCTTGACATATAACCCATAATACTATATAATAGTACTATGAACTTAGTACAGTCAGTTATTATGAATAGTTTGCCGGGAAAGGTAAAGAAAAGTTCTAGTGGCTGGAATTCATTTAATGCTCCTTGTTGTGTACACAACGGCGAAACGCGAGACTCTCGAAGTAGAGGGGGTATTATACTAAATGGCGAAGCAATATCCTATAACTGTTTTAACTGTGGATATAAGACAGGATGGCAACCTGGAAGACCATTAGGCAGAAAACTTAGGCAGTTGATGGACTGGATGGGTGTAGCAGAATCAGAGATTAAACGTCTGGTGCTTACCGCAATACAGTTAAAAGAAACTGCTATTGAACACGGATTAATTGAAGAAGAAGTAGAGATTAATTTTGAGCCTACTGACTTTCCAGAGCAGTGTGATCCATTACAAAGTGATAATACTCAAATTGTGGAGTATTTGGTAAACAGGGGGTTAAGTATTAATGACTATCCGTTTTACTGGACACCAGTAACAACAGCAAGATTTAACAAAAGAGTAGTTATACCCTTTTTATGGAAAAATAACATTGTAGGCTATACGGCTCGTTTAACAGAGAAAGGCAATCCTAAATACTTTAATAGTATGCCGCAAGGATATGTGTTTAACATTGACGCACAAAAAGATGAGCGTAAGTTCGTAATCGTTACAGAAGGCCCATTTGACGCAATTGCTATAGGCGGTGTTGCTATACTTGGCAGTGATATGAGCGACGCACAGGTAGACTTAATTGAGAGTTTAAATAAGCAAGTTATAATGGTGCCAGACAATGATAGTGCCGGTAATAAATTAATACAGCAAGCATTACACTACAAGTGGGATGTAAGTTTTCCAACTTGGCACGATACATGTAACGATATAAATGAAGCAGTAGTAGAATATGGCAGAATGTTTACTTTAAAAAGTATATTAGACAATGTAGAAACATCAAGTCTTAAAATTAACTTAATGGCAAAGAAAAAAATTAATGAACAACGAGTATAACGCAGAACTACAAAAATTATATTTAGAAATGCTAGTGGCTAATCCAGAAGCATATGTTAGAGTACAAAATATTTTTAATCCGCAAAACTTTGATAGAAGTTTACGTCCGGTGGCGAAATTTATAAAAGAGTATGTCAACGAATATAAGTCTCTGCCTGAAGTAAAGCAAATAAACAGCAAGACAGGATCTAAATTAACCGTTATAGAAGAGGTTACAGAAGATCATACTAACTGGTTAATGGATGAATTTGAAACATTTAGTAGACATAAAGAACTTGAGAAAGCAATCTTAGACAGTGCTGATCTACTTGAGAAGGGTGACTACAATTTAGTAGAAGCGAAGATTAAGAAAGCAGTACAAATTGGTCTTACTAAGGATATGGGAACAGATTATTGGGATGATCCTAGAGGGAGGCTAATGTCGCTAAAGTCTAACAACGGACAGTTGAGTACAGGCTGGCCAACATTTGATAAGAAATTATTTGGTGGGTTTAACAAAGGCGAGCTTAATATTTTTGCAGGTGGTAGTGGTAGTGGTAAGAGTTTGTTTATGCAGAACTTGGCGGTTAACTGGGTGTTAGAAGGCAAAAACGTATTGTACTTTACTTTGGAGTTAAGTGAAGAACTTACAGCAATGCGTGTTGATAGTATGGTAGCCAATATTCCAGCAAAGGAAATTTTTAAAGATCTTGATACTGTTGAGATGAAGATTAAGTTAGTATCTAAAAAGGCTGGAAATTTACAAATTAAATATATGCCAGCACAAAGCAATATTAATGATTTTCGTAGTTATGTAAAAGAACTAAGTGTACAAAAAGGAATAACACCAGATGTTATTTTAGTTGATTACTTAGACTTATGTATGCCAGTAAGTGCTAAAGTAGCACCAAGCGATTTGTTTGTTAAAGACAAATATGTAGCAGAGGAACTGCGTAACTTTGCTAAAGAACTAGACACTGTATTAGTTACAGCATCGCAGTTAAACAGAGGTGCAGTGGATGAGATTGAGTTTGATCATTCGCACATTGCAGGTGGTATTAGTAAAGTTAATACAGCAGATAACGTTATTGGTATTTTTACAAGCAGAGCAATGCGCGAGCGTGGAAGATATCAAATACAGTTTATGAAAACACGAAGCAGTAGTGGTGTAGGACAGAAACTTGATTTAGAGTTTGACTTGGACAGTTTGCGTATTCGTGATATAGGAGAAGAAGCGCAGTCATATCACAGTAATGATGAAAGCACTGAGTATACTCCGACTGGGTCTTCGACTGATATTTTTAATAAAATTAATAGAAGTGCAACTGTTAGTGGTGGAGATTCCTCAAAAGTCACAGCAGAATCAAGTGGAAGCAAGATTCGATCGTTATTGAACAACATGAGAACCGATGACGAATTATAAATAGTATAAATCAAAAGGATTTTTACTATGAAATGGAATAATTGGTTACAAGCAGACTTTGTTGGCCCAAGAGAATGGGTGTTGACTGAACCACTGAAATTTGAAATAGATAAATTTAGGGTTCCTGATATGGTGCATACACTTTCTGATTGGAGTCGTATGGAACTACAACTAGATGAGACACCAAACACTATTTTAATTACTGCTCCAGTGGGTTACCATACAGATTTAGCATCAGTATCCCGAGCAATGTGGGCGGTTATATCTCCATGGGATGTTGCTAGAGGCGCAGTTATTCATGATGTTTTATATGGCGCATTGAGAAAATTTAAAGAAGCAGAAAGTTTAGACAAGTTTCATATTGATAGATTACGAAAACAAGCAGACGTAATATTTAAATTAGGCATGAAAGCCGCAGACCCGCGTATTCCAAATTGGAAAATTGCGTCTTGTTATTACTCAGTTAGAGGATTTGGTTGGACTTCCATTAATAAGAAAGCAAAATTTAACAATTAAAATACATAAATACATGTAGAGCGTATATAAAATATGAAACGTAAGACTAGGACTATACTTGAAGAATTAAACACTCTTTATAACGAGAAGAATAAAAGTGCGATTATTGAAAGTCGCGCTATACACATCATTGACAGTGCTGTAAATCTTGTTAACAAGCTTTACGAAAACTACGATCATGAAACTGCTTCTGAATTAGAAAGACGCCTCATCAATAGCATACGCGGACAAGATAATAAAAAGTTTATTCGTGGTATTCGCAAGGCGGGCGAAAGTGAAGATATCTGATTTAAACGAAGGTAATTGGGATAAAGGCACCAACCCAGACTCTTGGGAAAATAAAGCAGCCAGTAAAGTAGAAAAGTTTTTAAAAGGTGCAGTTGCTGGTGCCGCTAATCTTATCGGATTAGACGATGAAGAGAGCGAAGAACAACCCAACAAGCCAGTAACTAAAAGAAAACCGAGCCCTAGCCATGACAGGCCAAACAGAGAAGAAAGATCAAATAGAGAAGAAAGAACATATCGATTAGGGGAAAGCAAGGACATGGCAAAGTGGACATTGCTAGAAGCAGAAGGTAAGAATACACACATGACTCACTTAGAGGATTTAGTATTCTATGAAGGACTTAATGGTGCAAAAAAGGCCTTAAATCATCTTGCTAGTGTTGCTGGCATGTTGTCTGGGCACGGCGGTAAGAAAGCAAAAGTAACAACTAAGTGGGACGGCAGTCCTGCTGTATTTGCTGGGAAAGATCCAAAAGATGGTAGGTTCTTTGTTGCTACTAAAAGCATATTTAACAAGAGTCCGAAGTTAAACAAAACACCCGCAGATATTAGAAAAAATCACGAATCGCCTGGTCTACAAAACAAACTAATGCTTGCACTCAAGCATTTTAAAAAGTTAGGTATAGAAGGTATTTTACAAGGCGATATTCTCTTTGCAAAAGAGGATTTAAAAACAGAAAAAATTAATGGTGAGAGTTATATTGTTTTCAAACCACAATTAATAACATATGCTGTTCCGGAAGATAGTAAATTAGCAAAACAGATGTTATCATCTGAAATTGGTGTAGTTTGGCATACTCAGTATGTGGGTGGTCCTGAGTTAGGTGATATGTCGGCACAATACGGTCCAGTAGCACCAAAGAGTACAGCAAAAGTTTTTTCAGATGACGCTACATATAAAGATTTAACAGGACTTGCTACCTTAACAGCAAAAGAAACAGATTCAGTAAGACGCGGAATCGAAAAAATAAGTGGTTTGATACAAAAGGTTAATCCTCAGTCGTTTAATAATATTATGAAAAATAAAGAGTTTAAGAAGTTAATTGAACCCTTTGTTAATAGTAGAATTAAGGCAGGTGAAGGCCAAGTATCAAACGCTACGCAATTCTTAAAAGATTTTATGAACTACTATGATGATCGTAAACAACAAGAGATTGATAAACTAAAAACAGGAATTGACGGACCAGCAGGTCAGGCTCGCTTAAAAGATATGGAGTCAAACAGACAATTTATTGAGGATAATAGTAATGCTCTTTTAGGAGTATTAGCAGTATATAAACAACTTATCCAAGTTAAGCAAATACTAATTAGAAAACTTAATAGAGTAGAAAGTATTGGCATGTTTTATAAAACAGATGATGGTTATGAGGTTGCCGATCCTGAAGGATTTGTAGCAATTGATAAAATTGGCAATGCCGTAAAGTTAGTGGATAGATTGGAGTTTTCACGAAGAAACTTTTTAGACATAAAGGCTTGGAAATAATGAAATTTATAAAAGATTTAACAGAAGCAAGGGCGTTGCGAACAGAGCGTGGCCTAAAACTTAGTGCAGAACAGGTTGCAGAAAATATTTACTTGTCTGTGCTGTCGCTTCAAGCAATGCGTAATGATCCTAATACCGCAAGACAGGCAGCTGAATATGCAAGAAAGACTTTACAGTATCAAGACTTCAGCAATATTAGACAAACAGGCACTGACCTACACAATTGGGTAGCAGTTTTTAATAATCCTTCAAGATACGAAGCACAAATTGGCCCAGTAGGCAGAGCAAGTATGCCTATCTTACAGTTTAAGCGTTATCTTAGAGACGTAGCACAAGGTAAAAGTAATCCTAACTTTGATAAACAATTCCTTATGTCCTTAGAACGAAACTTAGGAGTTAGTAATGGTGGTTACAGCGCAGTAAGAAGATTGTTAAGTGACTGGCATAGATTATATGGCAGTGAACGTAAAACAAGTTCAACAAGACTGCTTCAAGCATTAAGAGCCAAAACACCTAAAAGTGATTTACGTGGATCATACGAAGGATTTATGCGTAAAGGCGGTTATGAACTTAAAGGTGCTAAGAATCCAGAACAAAGCAACAAGGGCTGGGTAAGCACAGCAGCCGCTATTGGCGCAGGTGCTCTAGTGGGTACTGCAATAGGTAAGTTTATGAAATCTGGAATTATGAAAGGTGGCCCAGTAACTAAACGTTGACAGTTTAGTATAAATAGTAGTAAATTAGGAGATTAAAAATGGCTTCAGTAACAAGAACAGTACCTGCATCATTTGGTCTTAGCACCAATTTTCTAGGTAAAACATTGGCACACTTAGATATTGATTTTGGCGCAGACGTTTCAGGAAAGCTAGGCCCAGCATCAGCAGTAGCATCTGCCATGGATGCAATTCAAGGCGCAGGCTTTAACATTGTAATTATTGGCGCACTACATAGTGCAGACAATAACCTTTCAGTATGTGTTGAGGGTGACTACGGTACAGATACATATGACGGCTCAAACAGTGAAACATTGGCCGCCCACTTAGAAGATGTTTTAATTGATTTGGGTACAGTCGATTCTGTAAACTTTGCATTAGCAACAGTAACAGCAAAAACATACGTTCTATAATAGAAAATATACATTTTATTTAAAGGCGGGATAGAAATATCCCGCTTTTTTTGTGACTGAACGGTATAAATACTAGTAACGGTATAGAGGAATCTATACATTACAAGATAAAGGAGATTATAAAAATGGCAGGATACGCAAACCCAGCTTATTCAACAGCACAAGACAACAGTGAATACCTAGGTCGTGACATCGTATGGTTATGTTCAACAGGTGGTGATTTCACAACAGATACAGATGCACAACTAGCACTAGAAGCAATTGCACAACACGGTACAATTGAAGTTGTAGGCACAGTTACAGCCGCTGGCTTCGTAGTAGGTGTTTCAGGTACACACGCTCACATTGCAGCCGGTGCAGGCGCAGTATGGACAGCACTAGAAGCACGTCTAGACGCAATCCAAGCACAAACACTATCAGTAAAAACAGTTACAGGTGTTGGCTTAGCTTAATTCTTAGCGTAAAATCACAGTTTTTAGCATTGCTAGAAACTACTTACAAGAAAAGCGGGATAGAAATATCCCGCTTTTTTTGTGACTAAATAATACTTGCTAAATATAATAGTAGCATATTATAGGTATACATATGGAAAATGTAAGAGAACATGGATTTACAGGAGCCGGCAGGTTTGGAAGCGGCGTGGGTGAATTCTTTACAGTATATACGTTAATTGACATTACAATGACGGGCGTAGTCGCACAATATAGATCTAATCTTCCTGCTTTTGTTGATGACGCTAAACAAATTATCAATAATCAAGAATCTTGGATTAGAAGCCGTGGGCAACAAAGCAATTTAGAAACTCTTATACAAACTATTAGTTTACGTGGTAATCCTATGTACATAGAAACTCCACGTAAATATTCTGTAGAAGATGTCACAGACTTAGACTTTGGTTCTTCTTTTAAAAAACAACATGTTTTTTGGGTAACGTC